GCGGTGCCCGCAGTGAAGTTGACGGCGTTGGTGCCGGAGACGGAGAAGGTGCCGGACATCCCCCGCCCCCCTCAGCCGCTCGGCCGCACCCGGGCGGGCCGGGTGCGGCGGGTGGTCAGCTACAGGTCACGGGGTCCAGTCGACGGTGAACACGCCGGTGGCGGCCCACTGGATGCCGAACGTGCCGTTGACGGTACTGTAGGTGGAACCTCCGAAGTACACCAGAACGATCAGGTTGTCGCCCGCCAGGGCGTCAGCATAGATGCGCGCCGCCGCCGCGCCGGTCAGCGTGGTCGAGGCAACACTGATGTCGCCCATGTCGTACATCTGCGTGCCGGTCGGCGACTCGGTGTTTGTAGGGCTCGTGCTCGTGCCACCCGCGGCTGCCGCGCTGAGCGCAATGCCGCCGGACGCCCAGCCGGTGCCGCTGACCTCGTTGGTGCTCGACCAGGAGACGTCGGTGCTGAAGTTTGCCGTCGCCGACGCGCTGAGTAGCGCGATCTTGTGTGTAGCAAGCGACAGGTCGATCGCAAGTTGTGTTGCGTCGAACACATCGATCATGTTCGCGACATACAGGCCGGAAACGCTCAGTGCCATGTCACACCGCCCAGAGCAGTACGTCGATGTTTGGGGCCGCAGCGCCACCGTCGCCGATGATGCCGAGACGATCCCCCGGGCTGAGCTGCATCTCGAAGGCCTCGCCCGGCCCCACCTTGATGCCGAGGCTGCCCTGAACTGCGGTCACCTCGGCAATCCGGATAGTGCCGGTGCCGTTGTTTTGGATCTTCACGGCATGAGCCGGTAGCCAGGGGGCTCCATTGATGTTGCTCATTACCTGGAGAAGATCCGTGACCGTGGTCCCGGCCGGAATGGAAAGAGTTCCGGATGCCAGCACGCGTCAGCCCTCCGGAGTGATGTCGAGGCCGAAGCGGGCGGCCGCCTGGCGGAGGCGCTCGGCGAGGTCAGCGAAGTTCGCCTCGGCCCGGTCGAGCCGGTCGCCGTCGTTCGCGGCCTCGGCGGCCTCGATCTCCGCCTGGGCCTGCTCGACGAGGGTCGCCCCGACACGCAGCAGCCGCCGGTCGGCCCGGACGTCCTGCAGCGCCTGCGCGGCCTGGCGCTCGTCGGCGCGCGACTCGTCCGAGGGGTTCTCGAAGTAGGCCTGCTGCGCGGCCACGTAGGCCGCGGTGGCGTCGACCTCGGCCTCGTGTGCCGGGTCGCCCTGGGCGTGCTCCAGGGCCTTGCTGTGCTTGTAGGGGAAGTGGCTCAGCGACCCGCTGAGCCGGTCTTCGAAGGTGGGCCGGTCGCTCACTGCTGCACTCCGATCTTCATCTTCACGGTGTCGGGGCGCAGCAGGACATCGACCCGGTCGCCCTTCACGGCGTGTTCGGTGACGGTGGTGCGCAGCTCGTCGGTGGTCGATTTCCAGCGGGTGCCGTCGGCATGGCGGCCCTCGCGGACCACGTTGCGGGTGCGGTTGCCGACGGCGAGGCTGCGCAACTTGTTGAGGTCGATGGGGGTGCCCCGGCGCACGTCCCGGCCGCTGCTCGTGACGACGGTGGCGGGAAGAGTGGGCTCGTCGGTGCGCATGGGTCAGCTCCTGGTGACGCTCGGCCGGAGGCGCGCGACGCCTTCGACCAGGGGATCGATGTACCCGGCGCCGTCGTCGATGATCAGGTCGAAGACGCCGGAGCGCCACGTCGCGTCGGCCGTGTCGGCGGCCGCCACTGTGGCGGTGACGGTGCCGGTGGCTGCGTCGACTTCGACGTCGGCCTCGGCGAGCACGGTGCCGCCGGGGGTGTCCCGGATCTGCATCGCCCCCGACCAGCCGGTGAGGTCGCGGATCTCCAGCTCCAGGGTGTCGGCGTCCTGCTCTTTGCAGGCGACCCGCAGCACGAACGTACGGTCGGCGCTGAGTGCGATGTCGTATCGAAGTGCAGCCATGTCACCTCCCCTGGATACGGAAGAACCGGCGGCGGCTCGTGCCCGCCGCCGGTTCTTTCCCCCGCCTGCGCTACAGGTGCGCCCGGCCGCGTTTCCGCAGGCCGGGCGCCCTCGCGCTGTTAGTCGGTGAGGCGCTCCAGCACCGCGACACCGGCCGGGTGGGTGACCTTGAAGGCGCGCCGGGTGCGGAACTTCATCGCGTAGTCGTCGGTGTCGTCCTGCGCCCGCGCGTCGTCGGTCAGGGTCTCCGGGCCGGAGCGGTCGCCGCGGGCCAGGAGGCGCTTGTTCGCGTAGATCAGCAGGTCGTTGCCGGTCGGCGAGCCGCTGTTGGTCGCCGAGGTCTTGCAGCCGCGCGACCAGTAGATCGGCGTCTGGAAGAGCTGGTCCGGGGTGCCCTGGCCCGGGAGCATGCGGCCGCCGCTGCCCGGCTGGAAGATCGGCCGACCCTGACCGTCCACGCACAGACGGAGCGCGTCACGCCAGCCGGGCGCGGCGATCACGATCATGTCCGGGTTGGCCCAGTACTTGCCGGTCTCGACCAGCTTGAAGATGTACGAGAGCTTCTCGTACAGCGACGTGCCCGCCGGGTTGCTGGCGGGGATGCTGATGAGGTCGTCGTCCCACGTGGTGTAGTTGGCGTCGGCGCTGTAGCCCGCGCCGGAGTCCGACGACCGGACGGTCTTGTAGACCGAGGTGAACGGAACCGTGGTGCCATTCTCGGTGCCGGTCACGGCCAGGCAGGCGTTGTCGAAAACGTCGGCATACGAAATGGCCCAGTCGAGGGCCTTCGTGCCGAGCACGTCGAGGCGGGTGTTCGCGTCGGCCAGGTCGTCCTCGTCGATCGTGATGCGCGCGATGAACCGGCGCGCGGTGAGCGTCACGTCGTCGTTGGTGGACTGGTCGGAGACGTAGGTCGTGCCCGCGGAGACGGTGATGCCCGCCGACCGGGGGATCGACTTCGTCTTCGAGTTCATGATGACCCGGCGGGCCTGCGACTCGACGACCGACTCGGTGAGCACGCGCTGGACGACGTCCGAGTCGTACTCGATCGGGATCCAGGTGGTCACGCTGGCGTTGGCCGCACCGGCCGCCGCGTAGACCGGCTGGCCGGACTTGGTGAAGCCGACGACAGTGCCGGAAACGGCCTCGTTGTGGTCGGTGGTGACTTCCCACTGCACGCGGGAGTTGGTGCGCATAAGGGGCTCCTTCGCTCGCGCACATCGGATTGAGGAAATTCGATGCTCGTCGCGAGCGGAGGGCTGACTACCACGGGCGCCGGGGCGTCCCCATCGAGGGCCCATCACGGGCGGGGATGTGGTGCCTTACCTGATCACTGAAGTTAGCACAAGGGTTCGACGAAACCAAGGTGCGGGCAGGAAACGACCCGGTCCGCGGGAGGGTGCGGACCGGGCCGGTCGAACCTGGGGGGTTCACTGCCGAGCGTACTACCGCTGACCGTTCATCAGCTGGTCGACCGCCTGGGCGGCCCAGCCGCGCGGCGCGGCGGGCTGACGGCCGCGGTTGCCGCCGTCCACGTCGCGGGCGCCGCGGGTGCGGGTCGCCGTGGTGCGGTTGCCGCCGGGTGCGGCCCGGCCGGTGCGGCGGCGGCGCGGCTCCTCCTCGGCGTCGCCGAACAGCTGCGGGAACTCCTCCCGGAGGCGCTCGATCTCGTCGTCCATGCCGACCAGCTCGAAGCCGTCGGCGTCGACCTCGACGTCGAGGTCGTTGGGGTCGATGCTGCGCAGCATGCGGGCCATCTGCGCCTTGGTGCCGCTGAAGCCCGCCTCGCGCAGCTGGTCGCGCGCGGTCAGCTCCATGATGACCGGCATCAGCTCGTCGCGGGTGGTGTTGCGGCCGCGCTGCTCAGCGGTGCGCACGGCGCGGGCGATCTCCCGGTCGCGGTTGCGGTCCCGGCGCCGGTCGTCTTCCTGGAAGTCCTCGTCGACGTCGTCGCGCGGGTCGACGACGTCGTCACCGTAGGGCAGGCCGTCCTCGGGGTTGATGCCCCGCTGCGTCAGCCATGCCTCGGGGTCGTCGATGCCGAGGCGGTCCATGAGCTTGCCGAACCGGCGGCGCTTCCCTGCCTCTCCGTTGGCCTTCTTCAGCGCCTCTTCCATGCGCCGGAAGGCCTCGCGGGTCGGCGGGGTCCAGTCGGTGTCGCCGTCGTCGTCCTCGTCGTCGCCCCGCTGGCGGCGCCGCTTGCGCGCGGCCGGGGCCTCGTCCTCGTCGTCGTCCTCGTCCGGCTCGTCGCCGTCCTCGTCGTCGTCGAAGAGGTCGTCGTCGGGGGTGCCGTCGTCGTCGCCGACGGCGATCTGAATGCCCCCGGCGGCGCCGCGGGCGGCCCACACGGGCTCGCCGGACGTCGTCCAGCCGATGGGCAGGTGCTGCTGTTCGATGGTCATCTCGACCTCCTGTTGCGCCCGTCGCGGGCGGGACGTCACGTCGAGATCAGCGTAGCCGCACACACGTTCGAATGGACAGGGGTGGGCACAATGAAGCCCCCGGCGCGGGGCCGGGGGCTCTCGGGGTGGTGCCGTTCAGGCGGGCCGGACGCGGAAGCTGACCCCGGCGAAGACGCCGTCGGACAGCCAGGAGACGCCCTGGCGGGCGACCCAGCTCTCGGCCTCGGCCAGCCCGTGCTCGGCGAGCAGGGCGCGAAACGCGTCCACGTCGGCCCGGGTCATTTCCCGCCCGTCGTCGTCGGTGATCAGGTTCAGTACGTCCGGACCGGGGCCGAACGTCCGGAGGCGCAGCCCCAGGGGCTCCAGGGCTGCGCGCATCGTCTCGATGTCCACTTCTCTCCTCACTTCGTCACGAGGGCCACGCGGGACAGCTCGGTCTGCGGGGCGCCCTGGTAGTCGCTGTGCTCCTTCACGGTGCCCTTGATGCGGAGGGCGACCGGCTGGCCGTCGGCCTCGCGCAGCCGCCGGGCGGCCTCCCAGCCGAACTCGCCGGACGACCAGGTCTTCAGGGTCTGGCCGTCGGCGGTCTCCATGATGACCAGGTAGCGGGTGCCGTAGTCGCCGTCGTAGTCCTTCGCCGAGCGGATCGTCACCTCGACCTCGGCGCGCTTGCCGACGGTGCCCCAGTGTCCGGCGGCCTGCTTCGCCTCGATGCGCGCGGCCTTCTGGCCGAGGGTGCGCATGGCGGCCGCCTCCTGCTTCTCGGTGAGG